GGTACTCGGCATCCACACCTTACACTATATCTGTTCCTTTTTACGTTTCGGACAACACATCATCCTACGGAATAACTCTCGTGACGACACCATCTGGGGGATCCGTAAATACAGGTACATTTATTTCAGTCACTCCACTCGCGTCTACCGTTTCATCAGGCAGTTTTGGTGGAACCTTTGCGTACTATGATTCCGTCGGGACTCTCGCCATCGTCAACGCAGACCTCAAGATTGGTGGACAGACCATCCAAAGTCTTTCCGGTGAATACATCGAGGTTTGGAACGAGCTCAACGTTCCGTACGAAAACCAGCCGGGCCTTCAGCTTTTGGTAGGAAAGTACGATACGCAGACGAGTATCGCACCGCCGGGGCGAACGTACTACGTCAATCTTCCGTACTACTTTTACGGGAACCCTGAGCTTTCTTTACCCATCGTGGCTCTCGGTCGCCAAGACGTGGAGGTCTGGGTCACATTCAACAACTTTTCCAACTTGACTTCTATTTCCGTGACGAATCCTACGCTGACAGCAACCATCATTACGGAGTACGTGTATTTGTCAAACCCTGAGATTGACTGGTTCCAAAGCCATCAACTGGACTATGTCATATCACAGTGTCAATATGAGCAGTTTATTCTTCCCCAAAATTTTCAAACCTCTATTTTCAAACTAAAATTCAACAACCCTATCAAGGAGCTGTTCTTCATCATCCAGCCCCAGACGAATATCGCCTATGATTACGCGGGGAATAATCTCATAAGTCTAGGTATGTCTCTGAACGGTGAAGACTTGTTCTTGACGAGTACGACAAACAACCTGTACCTCGGATCCCTTGAACCTTTCCTCAAGCACATCAATTTCTTCTCAAAACCCCCGCCCCCACAGCAACAGATTTTCGGTCGTCAGTTTTACATGTACTCCTTTTCGCGAAACCCCTTTGGAACCATTTCTTCGGGTCAAATAAACTTTAGTCGTATTCAACAGGTCCTTCTGGAAATGAATATCTTCAATTCAAGTGCAAATTATCCTGCAAAGAACTTCCGTATCATAGCTCTGAGTCAAAACATTCTCAGAGTTGAGAACGGAATTGCGGGTATTATGTTTCACTGAGACCGAGACCAGTCGCGTAGCGACTGTGATCCCCTCGGGCAAAAGAGGCGCTCAGCGCCTCTTCCTTTTTTCCTACAGATTTATAAGTATGGCCGGTCGTGCCAGTTTGGTGTTCCTAGGTCAAGAAGACATTTCACTCAGTAGTGACCCTCAAGTCACCTATTTCATCGAAAAATACCAAGGTCAGACCCAATTTTCATCTCGTCTTGACCAGGTTGTGTTCGATGAGGCTGGTGTCACATTTGGTACCGAAAATCATAGGATCATACCCAAGTCTGGAGACCTTATAACAAACATGCTTTTGTACATACAGTTCCCGGGTGTATCGACCGGTCAACAGACCTTTTTCCCGACTGGCATTAACGTCCTCGACTCGGTCGGAACACTTATGTTTCAGTACGTCGAACTGTACATAGGGACAGAACTGATTGAACGGCTCTACGGTGAGTACATTGAGATGTTGTACGACTTGACCATTCCCAAGGGGAAACAGCCCGCTCTTTCGTTTTTGGATGGTAAAAACTTGACGTACTCGACCGTTCCCCAGGGTGCTTATACGATTCCTCTTCCCTTTTCGACGATCGAAAGAGGACTCCCCTTGTGCGCTTTCAAGGAACCCGTGACCATCCGTATCGTCTGGAACCCAACAACCTTTTTCACGAGTCCTCCGACGCTCATAAACCTTCCTTTTACGGCTCAGCTTAATATAGAATACACGTACTTGTCCGAGCGCGAGATTGCTTACATCCAAGGTAAAAGGATAGACGGTCAGATACCAAAGGCAAATCGGCTCCAAGTGTTTGAACAGGTCCAGAGAAACGAGTTTTTCGCCCCAGCAGGCGTGAGCACAGTTCAGTGTAAGATTGAGTTTTATAATCCCGTCAAGGAGATGTTTTTTGTCCTTCAACAAGATGCGGCCCGTGGGTACGACTATAGCAGTACAGGTGCTGCGTCCGCCCTGACTCAGACGATAGGAACGACCGATCTTCTGAACAAACTTCAACTCGACTTTAACGGTGTTTCCCGTATAGATCCTACTGTAGGTACTCCTCAGTTTGTTCGGATCATTCAGACACTCGAGTTTCATACACGTGTTCCGGACCGTTTGTTTTACATGTACTCGTTCAGTCTTGATCCAGAGGGGGACTCACCAACAGGGTCCGTTAACCTCTCTCGAATTAAGAACCAAAATTTGTACTTGAACTTTACGACCAATGCACAAAACGTATATATCCGTGTATATGCCGTGTCTTACAACTTTTTTGAAAGCTCTAACAACTCGGCCAAGGTGACTTTTTCCAACTTTTTCTAGTTAGAGACCTGCCGCTCTTTCCTCATAAGAATGCGTACAGGCGAAGGTGAGATGGATACGTCCCAAATTGAAAACGCAGCTATGGACCTTTTCTTACCCTTCATGGAGTCGGCGACCGTCCTTGCGGCTCACTACGCCAAGGCGTGTGGACGCAATTGTATCATGGCCGAGGACATGAGTTATGGACTCATGTACGCCGCCAGGAACGTCACGGGACGTCAGGTGGGGTCTTTGTATCCGGAGGTCTACCAGGACTCCGATTTGGAGTCCGATCACGAGGACGAGGAATCAGGCACTGATTCCGACCCGGACTCAGGGGACGAGGAATCAGGCACTGATTCCGAGGGGGAGGACCCCTTGTCCCGGTACGAAGGCTCGGAAGATGAAACGGCCCAGAAGATGAATGAGTGTGCTGATACGTGGGCTCAGTGGATCCCAACAAACCCAGCTGAACGCGCGCTGAAAAATGCGGTCGACAAAAACTCCTTTTTTGGTAGAGGTGAATGACCTATACGTTCTTCACAACAAGTGATTCAGACGAAGAAGAGGAAGAGGAAAGGTACTCGAGCTTCGTTGACCTCGAGGAGTTTGAGGATGACGATGAAGTTCCAGAAGGGTTCGAAGGGCTTCAGAAGGGGTCGAGTCTCGAGGGGGGCGGGGACGAGTCTTCAGAGAAGACGAGCGGGCGGGAACGGGCCGAGCCCGTTCCCTGGAACCCAGCCGAAAGTTTTTTTGCTTACCTATAATAAATGGCAGGCGTTGTTACTTCAGTTGCTCTCCAGCTCGAGGCTCAGTCCCTTAACATGATTGTCATGGGTTTCACGTTCGCGGCGGCTATCAGCTGGTTCCACGCCGTTCGGTCCATGGTTGAGAAGGTCGTCAAGACCAACGGAAGCGCCCAGAGCGACCTCGTCGCGGCGCTTGCCACGACCTTCCTGGCTATCGTTGTCTTCATGGTCATCAAGGCGGTCGCTCGTAATATCAAGGTCAAGGAGCCATCCGATGTGGTCTACGCGGTCGTGCCGTGAAAAAGCTTTTAAGAAGCTCTTGGAACAACACGGAGTCCTCCAGGTCCAGGGGCCGCGGAGCTGGAGACTTCAGATCCTTTCAGGGTCTTAAAGGCGACAATAGCTCCAATCAAAACTAAAATGATAATCCACCAGTGAAAACGCCGCTTAGGTTCGGGTGGTGGAGGCGGTTGAATTTTCATCGCCTCCACGATTCGTTTGATTTGAATCTCCTCCAAAGGCTGAGGAGGTGGGAGTATCGGTTCAGGGTCGGGTGTCAGGTGGAGACGTAGGATAAAAGCGTTTGTGTTCCAGCCCCGGAAATCAAGGAGGTCCCCGTTTTTGTCGACCCACCGAACAGTCAGGCGTTGGAGTGAGTTGATGGGTTCAGGGTAATCGACCGAGACTCGATAGTCCTTATTTTCATGAAAATTCTTGATACAGGCTGACCCCACGTCCATGATGATGGGTGCAAAGGACCGGTTCGCATTTGAACCTGAAATTGTTCCAGACGTTCCTTGTAAAGCGCCAGTATCCACGTTGAATGGTGTTCGCAACTCGTCCACGTCTAGGTAAATGTACTCGTTCAGTGAGAAATCAACAAGGGTTGTAGACTTGACTATGTACTTCCCCGTGTACGTGGGGTCCAGGGGTGTTGCGAGTCCAGCCGTGTAGGTCTTCCCATTCTCGAGTCCAACCATGGTCCCAAACTCTGAGCTTTGAATTTTGAGTGTAAATACTCCTGAAGATGAAAAGACAAAGTGTCCCTCCTGTTGAAGGTAGTCCAGTGTGACGAGGGCGTTTGACGTCACGGCCTGAGCGAGTGTGTATGCCGAGTAGAACCCTTGGTTCAAGCTTACGTTGCTCGAGTTGACGCTAAAGACGTTCGACCCGTTTGTGAGGTTATACATACTGTTCCCGACCCGAGCACTCACGAGGTCAACACGTTCAATGTTTCTGATCGGTCGTGTAAGATACAAGACGTAACTCGAGCCTGTGGGGTACAAGGTCGTGTCACGGTTTACGGAGTCTACGAAAAGAAGACGTGTATTTGCACGCCCCGTATAATTCATTCCTACTTACAAGTAGGATATTTTTAGATGATGCTTTCTGCGAACCATTGTTTGATTTCGACATAATACTCTGGATCACTCAGGACTTTGGGCGAGCCTAGTTCAATGTCATAAAACATATAGAAGATTTGTACATCGCGTTTAGGTTCTGTGGTTCTAAGGCGATCCAAGAGCTCGGTGAGTTTCTTGTGTCGCTCGGTCATGGTCGTTCTCTTTGTTTCTCCATCAATCTTAAAAGCGTGTGGATTGTACCGAATGAAAATAATAGGCATCGAGTTTCCACCGAGCCGCCAGGACGCGACTATGTTGTTCATTCGGGATGTTTCACATATCTGCGAATACTCTGTGTGTTGGTTTTCATCGACTTCGACGACCACGTGATGTTTCCCGTGATTTGGAAACAAAAAGTCCACACGAGAGTGACTCCGAGCCGGTCCTAGACACGTGTGGTCTACTCTGTACTCTCGTACGAAAGACTGGGGATATTTCTCGTTAAATAATTTTTCAACTTTAGTCTCCTCCTTCTTTTGACGCAAGATGGCCTCAGGTGAGTGTATTCTTTTGAAATGATCCTGAACCCTCGAGCTCGTTATTGATGTATAGTCACACTCGGAACATTTGAAAGGTTTTTCACCAGTATGAAGCATCATATGATTATCGAGACTGTGCTTGTGTGTGAATGCCGCTTCACATTCAGTACACTTGAAGGGCTTTTCACCTGTATGAGTCCTCATGTGTCCTGTTAATCCACAGGGCTGTGAAAAAGCGGCTTCACACTCGGAACACTTGAATGGTTTCTCTCCCGTATGAGTTCTCACGTGATTATCTAGATACACCTTGAGTCCGAATTTTGCATCACACTCTTCACATTTATAAGGTTTTTCACCTGTATGAATTCTCATGTGTCCCACGAGATGGTGGCGAACAGAAAAGGCTGTTCCACACTCCTCGCATTTGTAGGGTTTTTCACCTGTATGTGTCCGGGCGTGCCACGTGAGACTATGCCTGTGTGTAAAGGCCGCTTCACACACGGAACACTTGAAGGGTTTTTCACCTGTATGAGTCCTCATGTGTCCTGTAAGATGCTCCTTTCGAGTAAAGGACTTGAGGCATTCTGTACAACTCCACGGCCTGCTCATACTACTATCATATACATAGACTTTAGATGACGGGCCGAAACCAGGTCGACCCGTTCGATGTTTCTGATCGGTCGGGTCAGGTGGAGGACATAGCTGTTTCCGTTGGGGTACAGGGCGACGTCACGGTTTGCAGCATCCACAAAAATCAGTCTGGTAGGGGCCGTGGGTGTGTAATTCATCGTCTACTTCTATGTGGGAGTAAAATTCAATATTCGAAAAGGCTCATGGGGCTCATAACTTAGCCATCCGGTTAGTATGTATTTTACTTCCGTGTTTGAGACTATTCCACAGTGAGTATGTGTCCACTCGGCCGGCCATATAAGTGTAAGACCCTTTCGTGGTTTGACTTTTAGATTTTGATAGTAAAAAAACGTCTCTCCATCATCATTGACATCGTTCAAGTACGTCATGAAAACAAGGTGGCGTCTACCAGCGTGGCCCCAGGCTGTCGGTCGTTCACAGTGAAGACCGCTATATGACTCACCTGGGTTGTACTTTTTTATAGAT